AACGCAAACGTTGCTGAAGCAACCGCCGACCACTGGGGTCAGCTATTAGTGTGCGACAGGGTGAACAAAGGGGACTTCGGGGTTACATTCCTTGCTAGATATTATTCACGTGATGTCTGGTTTGGAGATACTAACTCATGCTGTGACATAAGAAGACAGCTTGGGAAGATCAACCTCACTTCCAATCTACCGGAATCAGTAACACCTGAAACTCGGTTTATTGAGAAGATGCGAAGTTATTACTTAAGTGATAAAAACACACCGTTAGTTGGCACATTAGCCACTGTCGCCGTAGAGACAGATAACACACCGATCGAGGAATGGGTGTCGACTGACGAATACCGTCTCCGGGCTTGGAATACTAAGTCAGATGATGGTGTACAGTATCCAAATGAAAATCATGAAAATTGGATGGAGGAATTAGTTCTGCTGCAGCTTGGTTGCAACAGAGACTCCGTTCTCAGAGACAACCTCAGAGGCAGAAATGTCACAGAGATGTTGTCTCTGCCCATTCTGTACGAACCAACAGGAAGCTCATCATCGATGACAGACATTGATGTCGTTGTAGACGATGATGTGATCATGGCCACCAGACCACCTGTTGAGGAGAAGACAATTGAGATTGTTGCAGTCACCGACGAAGCCGAAAGAGCTATGCTCGAGATTGCAGTAACCGCAAGTGTTGAAGAAGCTGGACTCCCCGGGAAAGGGCGGATGGTAGTAGTACCACTCAACAAGGGAGAGACCGGACCGCAAAAAGCGGAACAGAAAGGAAGAAAAAAGAGGCGTAGACGCCGCGGCGGGAAGAGAAACCGTCGTCCAGCTAAGACTGGAGAATAGACGTGAAAACGTCCAGACATGATATGGGGTGAGCGCTGAACACCCCGACGTTTAAATATTATGCCTGGACGAAAAAGAAATCCAAGAAATAAACGTAACGTAAAACGTGCAAGGAGAGCCCCTTTAAATGGACCGCTCCCCAGACCACAGCGCCCAAAGCCCCACCAGGTCAGCCTCATCTGCGGACTGTCTAATCCATTTTGTCAAGACTCAATTGGCAAGAAGGTTCCGACAAGTTCTATATGTAGAACATCTTCTATACAGATCGCTGACTCGTGGACGCTGGGACCGAAAACTGATGCAACCACCGGAGACAGATATATAGCTCTACGTGGTAAACCAGGGCTCAAG